GTTCGGTGCTTTATTACGCATCGTACTCTTATGCATCCCTTTCTCTTTAGCAAAAGAGTCTGGGAGATATAAATAATAGTCCCGACCAGTCAAGAGTTGTCCCCAAATTGGCCCCAAATTAGGGATCAGTTTATTAAGGATAATTTCCTGTAACTCCAATGGCAATCTATCCGTCGCAGCGGAAAGGTCATATCCATAAGCACATCCATAGTTGATGCTTTTTGATCGAGCTCTTAATTCAGAGCTATGTTGATCATAAACACCATCATTTGGAAGTGACTTAAGGAACGCCGCTAAGGTCTTCTCTATTGGTTTAAGGATAATTTGAGTTCAAATATCCGCCATAGCGAAAACTCTTAGTTTTCCCGCTGCCTCTTCTTTGATACTCAGTTTTCCTGAGTAGCATCCTTCAGGGTCTCCTATTACAGAGTGACTGAAAGGACCATCACCTGTAGAGATTCCAGTATATCTGGGTCTATTCAAGTGTGGACTTTGGAATTCTAGATTTCTTCCGAAATCTAAGAGACCATCAAAGAAGAGCAATAGTTGCTCTTGCCCTAGCAAGCCTAGGATCTTTCTTGCATACACCGCGGATCCGAGAGAACCGAGAAGCGCAGGATCAGTGAATAGTCCTGTCCAAGCTACTTTGTGCGATGCACTAGCAGCTTCTAACAGGAGTATATCCCCTGGACGTTGTAAGATTCGAAGATCGAACATAGTCTGGATTTTTGATAAGCTTAAAAACTCATCGAAAGTTTGAACTACTTCGTGATATCGATCCTTATTAACATCTAGAGGACTGATAATCGTTGAGAGTTTTAGAGTCCCTGGTATAGATATAACTCTATACAAGGAGAACAGCGTTAACCAGAATCTAATTACTGGTTCGGCCCCACCGTTAATCAACCGTCTATCTCTAGATGGAATGATAACAGGAAGGCCTTTAGCTGTAAGACGTGATCTTATCACATCTTTATCTAATTCTCTTAGATTACCCACATGATCATGTGCAATCGATTTCTGGATGGCAAGTTGCCCGGCCTTAAGAAATTTCACGACTTGCTCTGACCCGTTTGTTCTGTATATTCTCCAAATATATTGAGAGAATAGGGACAACAGTCTTAGCCGTCCGGCAAATTTTACCTTATTCGGAAAAGCTAGGGATACAATTCTCCAGCCAAATGCCGTAATAAGGTCTGCAACACTCCCGTGTTTTTGGGACCAAATGTTGAACGTTCCATTCGGATTTGCTTTAACTTTTGTTATAGTTCCTCCTTTGGAAAGGTCTTTAAGAATTACTTCTTTCTGATCCAGCTCTACATTTCGGTGCTCAAGCACCCAGGATGTTGCAAGGCTAACCAAGCTTCCGTTCTCGACGATAGAGGCGAAGAGCCCTTTGATTCTTCTACTACTTAGTAGCAGGGCAGAGTTGCTTTTTACAGTCTTCTGTGCCCGTGCGATGGTTTTCAGCACCCCACCCTCTTTTTTAGGGAGGGGGGTTCGGATATTAATTTTTTTAGTATCTCGACCTAAAGTCGAAATCCCTCTTTTTTGACCTCCGTTTTTAAACGGTGAGTCACCAGAATTAGATTGCTCCAATCTGTTAGATAGGACGTCGATTTTGGAAGAGATTCGGCTAAGGGATCTGTAAAATCCTCTCAGCGCGGGAAGAACTTTGTAAATAGCAATCCCAGCTCTGATTACCAAGAGCAGTGCAAGGATGGTAATATGGTATTCGATCGGAAGATCTATTACCAACATTGACCACCCTTGTAGTCCAAAGTATTGGATCAGAATTAGGATAGCTACAAAGAAAATTGTGATGAAAATCATGATGCTATTTGTAGGGGGTCCCACAGTTCTAACGTGTCCTTATCGCTTGCGCGACTTAGGAGGTTATAACGATGCAGGTTCCATAGAGAGTTCTGAAAAACTTATTAATCAGTTCTCCTTAGGTACCATACGCTTCCCGAGGAAGGATATAGGGTGACAAACCCTTTTCCTCGTTAACATGATAAAGTTTTGTTAGAAACAGTGCCTTTTACGGCCGTCTTTCGAACGTCATGCTTAACTCCCTCATTATAACCGGGTCACATAGTACTTGAGGCGCCTCTCTTTCGAGAGCGGCGTTTCAGCCTATTATATGATCACACAACAAAGACCTGGACAGGTATCCCTCCTATCCTCACTCTGCTGTGCTAGAAGACTCAAAGTTTGTAAACTCTAGATCTGGCTTTCAGATGGTTCTCATGAGAAGGCTAACTACCTTCTACATAATGGTGCTCAACGTAAGTTACTCGTTGCCACTATGTTGTATCCGTCACCCGGACATGATTACCACCCTACTTTATTCCTCACGGAATAATTGAAAGACCGATGAATTTACGGCTGATCACAGAGGTCAACGTAAACCATCACACCATTTCTAGAGGAGTAACAATTAGTTCTGTCTTTCTCCCTCAAAAAGGAAGTTAGATAACCCATCACTGGGCAGGTTCG